GGAAATTAGTCAACTGATTTATTCGCTAATCTGTTACGCAATTCGTTAACTTGTTGACGCAATTCAACAATTTCTTTTGCGGCGGCTTGTGCCAGTGCATCGGGTACTACCTTGGTCTGCCACCCTGCATCAGTTTCTTCAACCATTTCAAGTGCTTGCGCATCACGCAATGCTTTGAGTAGGTCAAACTCTTCATCAAAATCAGTGCTCATTGTTTCTTATTCTCCAGTTCTAATTGAATCAGCTTGCTCTCAAGCTTAGCAATCTTTCTAGATTTGTTCTTGACCGAAGCCTTTAGTAGCTTCATCCATAGCTTTAGCAATTTCGTCTGCACGTCTATTGTCGTCATTAATTACAAACCCCCTATCCATTTCCATAGTGTCACCCGTGTCTGGGTCAAATAAAATAATTGTGTCATCTTCTTCATGCTGTTCCACAGGACTTCTGAAACCACCGTTCTGTGCGCACTTCTCAAATGTATCCCATAGCTCCTCAAAGCGCATGTCAGCGAAGATCTGTAACCCATCTAAGGCTGACATCATCTGATCAGTATCCATGCGCTCAGCGGATTTAAACAGAAGCTTGATATCATCAGAAAGCTTCCATGCTTGCATGATCTTTTCTTCTAAGTCAAAGCGATCTATGGGGCTACCGCCATAGACATCATAATGTAGTCCGTCAATCTTCATCTTCATCTCCATCTTCTACGTGACAACCATGTAATTGAGTGAAAAATTCATCCAGTCCTGAGTAGCACATTGAGCAAAAGGCAACAGGGAGGATACCTAAGTATCCATCAATGCCGCCTTCTAGTTCAATGTCGAACTCCCCATGACACACAGAGCATACTAGCTCGTAGTGACTGCGCTCTATCCCTGACATGAGATACACTCTTCACCATCATCATCTGATGCGAAGTCTTTCAATGCGTTACGTTCAACTGAAGCACCAACTTTGTCAGCACTCACACCGGCATTGGTACGTAAATAGTACAGTCCTTTGAGACCTTCCTTCCATGCCTTGATGTGTACGGAGTTGACATACGGTTTCGGACTGCCTGCAGGAAAGAATAAATTAACACTCTGTCCTTGACAGATGAATTCCTGACGCTTGGCCGAATGTTCCACAACCCACGCTTGGTCAAGTTCAAACGCAGTACGAAAGACCTTACGTTCTTGCTCACTGAGGAATTCCAGATGCTGTACTGAGCCTTCGTTCGCAATAATGCTTTTCCACGTATTTTCCGTATTTTCACCGTGATCCTCCAGAACTTCCTCTAACGCTTTGTTCTTAACCAGATGCGCACCTGCACGAGTTCTGTGCGTGTACGCATTCGACTTGATAGGCTCAATAGACGCTGAGCAACCACAAATGATAGACGAGTTAGCATTCGGAGCAATCGCAAGTAGATGAGCATTACGCCGCCCTGTACCTGCCATGTCAGGGCACTCACCTCGTTCCTTACCAAGGTTGTAGGTTGACTTGAGAGCATCTTCCTTGATGCGCTTAAACATTTGGTAGTTTTCACTAGCCGCCTGCCAAGATTCCCAAGCAATTCCTTTGCTCTGCAGGTAACCGTGAAAGCCCATTGCTCCGAGACCAACTGATCTTTCCATGTACGCACTGTACTTAGCCTTCTCTAACTCTTCCGGAGCATGTCGGATAAAGAATTTAAGGACGTTGTCCAAGAGTCTGACCAAGTCTTGAACCATTCCGGTGTCTCGCCACTCGTCCCACTTTTCAAGGTTGACTGAGGAGAGGCAACAGACTGCTGTACGTTCTTCAGATGTAGCGAGATGGATTTCATTGCACAGGTTACTGCCATTAATTGTGAGTCCAAGTGCTCTTTGAGAATCCGGTAACCCTCGCTGGGCTGTGTCGATAAAGTTGAGGTAAGGGCTACCTGTTCTGAAGCGAGCTTCAAGTATTCTTTGCCACAGTTCTCTAGCTTGGACTGTAGATCTGATAGCTCCCGAGTTAGGGCATCGTAGTTCCCATTGTTCTCCATTTTTTACTGCCTCCATAAAAGCATCTGTAATGTTAACTGCATTAAACAAGTTAAAGCATTTGCGGTTCGCATCACCACCAGTGGGATCTTTGAACCTGACGAACTCAATGATCTCCGGATGAGATACATCAAGGTATGCGGCATAGCTACCCTTACGGGTCTTGCCTTGTTTGTAGGCTGTCATCTGTGAGTCAACAACCTTCATGAATGGGATCACTCCCGGTGCCTTGTCACTTACAGGGCGTACATTAGACCAGTGACCGCCGACTCCACCTCCCTTGACAGATAGCCATGCAACTTCAGCGTTGTGAGAAATAAGGGAGTCCAGATTGTCACCAACATAAGTGAGAAAGCAAGAGATAGGAAGACCCTTGATGTCCTCCCCGTCTCCGGGTGCGTTAGACAAGACCGGAGAAGCAAACATAAACCAACGCTTGCTAGCATAGTCATAAATCCGTTGAGCAAAAGCATGATCACCCTCACAGTATGCAACTGCCGCACGTGCAAATGCCTGCTGTGCATACAGTTCATTATCCAACATGTAATAATCTTTGAGTAGGGCCATCGCCTGATCTGACAGGTCTTTATCTCTGTCTAGATCTATCTCGATTCCCTTGTACTTTGTAGAGTCCACTAATCAAGTCCTTCAATTTCAATTCCGATCCGCTTAAGTTCCGCACCCGGAATGTCATAGACACATGAATCGAGCACTTCGCTAACGATTTCTGTGATGCCATCTTCTGTCCTTTGTCCGGGCGAAACTTCAGTTATATCCACATTGAATTCTAAGTCAACCTTTACTTCAACTTCCTGTGACATTACCAGTGTTTCCCTTCCGTCTCTTCCATCATCTCAATCATCTTGTTGAGATACCATCGTGCCTTCTTGGCATTGGTGATAGGGTCACCCTTACTCCATAGGCGTGTGCCTAAGTACTTGAGTATCTGCCACTGGCATCCCCACATAGGGGCTAGCGGGTGCAGGAATCGCATTACATCACAGATGTAGTCAAAGGTTTCAATCAGTCCAGAGTTGTAGTGCTCAGGCTTATCTACCTCATCAAAGAATCTATCCTCTTCATCCTCAAGGACATCATCAAATACATCACCTACAGATTGAATCTTCTCAATGCTCTCTGACTCACTCATCATGCACTCCCATGTGTCTTCGTATTGAAATCTAATGTGATCACCTTGCCATCTTTACTGCGTACAAAACTAGGTTTGTCCTGCTCTTCTGCGTCATCAAGGATCTCATCAATAAGCTGTGTGTAGTTAGCTGAGAAGTAACCCTTGATGTATTCCAAGAAGTCTTCATCCTCTTCCATCAATGGCAAGCAAGCCGCCATCATACCACACACACTACGGATCTGTGTTAGCTCATCCGTGTTCAGGTCATTGCGTACATCTTCTTCAAGCGTAGCACTTACTGCACCTGTCCAGTTACCCTGCTCATCAAACTCAGGCGTAAGTGCAACTGCGAATGATGAATGATTTGATTCGTCTGTCATGTATAACTACCTTTTAATTTTCTCTAATGGAAATTTTACAAACTCACTAGGCATTAGCTTAGCAGGTTTTTTTCTCTCGTCAATCCATTCTTGTGGGACATCCTTGTCCGCATACAAGAACCCATTCTTAGTACACCAATCTGCATATGTAGTCTTAGCACCCTTACGTAACTTACTATTACTGTTGCTAAATACAAATCGGATATCTAGATCGGGGTGTTGCTTCTTGATTGATAGGTGTTTCTTTCTATCGTCAGGTAAGAACCTACCCTTCGTCTCTATTATTATTCCATTTGGTAATAAAAAGTCTGGGGTATATGTCCGATANTTTAGATCTTCCCACTCAATCTTGAAGCACTCGTACTGGGCAGAACACTTACGGGACTTCAGTGAGTCCANTACAACATGCTCTAACCCAGAACGATACCCATGCTTGAGTGCATTACTCCGTGTCTTGCTTCTCTTTATACTCATCAGCTATCTCGATGTATGCAACCATGGGCGGTTCTTTTGCCTGTGATGCAAGCGAGGGTAGCTCTTGTAGTGAGGGCCAACACTTGAAGCGATACTTACACCAGCCACATTCCTCTGCGAGTACTTTGTTGCCGGTTGGTTTCTTACGGAATGTTTCTTCGACAGGTTCAAAGCAACGCTCAAACTTATTCTGAGCTAGCTTGTTAGCCTTGTCTTCTACTTCATCCAAGATGTCCTGCCTATCGACAGCCATGTCCCATGCAGACACATACTTGAATTCACCTGTTGCCTTGTTCAGTACCCACCAACCACCGGGTTCAACACCCAATGCCTTAGAGTACCCTGCAAGCTGACCGATGTAGCCAAAAGAGTCATGAGCTTTGAGTGTCTCATAGTCTTTGAACTTGTTCTTGTATGACCACGGGGATGCAGACTTGATATCNTCNACACGCTTATCCATGATCAAGTCATGAGTGCCATCAATCTTGTGCTTACCAACAGTCAATGTAGATTTGAATCCATCACTGAAGTCCACACCCGCTTCTGTCAACACTCCTTTGAAGACAGCNTCCACGATGTCACCGATCATCATGTTCATCAGGAAGTTAGCGGGCATGTCAATGCCTTCCTCTGGCTTGTTCTTATCAAACCATAACTGGCAATAAGGTCTGCCGATATTAGACATACGCATTGTGAACTTACGCTCACTCTGATTGAACTGTTTCTCAACAGCTTCCTGTACGTCCCTTACGATGCGAGCGATAGTGGCACTGCTCATGCCACGTTTCGCCTTACGTACATCCTCTAGATACCGATGTATCTTTATCTCAGCAGGATGNTTCATGATCACTCCTCATCAATGTTCATGAACTCATCGACAAGATCAGCATCCNCCTTGGATACCTGAGCTACGTTAGTTTCATTGTACGCATTGACAATGTACTGATTGTAGTTACCGATCCACTCAATGAAGTCAGAGAAGCGTTGCTGATCA